AAGTTCAGCAGCCATCTTCTCGCGTTTAAGCTGGAACTCCATCTCCATTTTCTGTTGCTCCATCTGCAACTCAGCTTGCATTTTTTGCATTTCAGCAGCCAAAGCAGGGTCTTGCTGCGGCCCAGCCTGTTGAGCAGCCTGAGCCTGTTGCATGAGTGTGGCTTCAATCTGTTCAGCAGGTGCAAAGAACTGGGAAGCATCCTTGAAACCAGAAAGTTCTGCAATCTTGGCAAGCGTATTGCGATACTGAGATAAGCTAACCATTGGGTTGTTCAACCCCATCTGCATAAGAACTTGCTCTTGTTTTTGAGCAATCTGAGACAGGAAGGCAACCTGCTGGTCACGCTGCGCTGTGCCCAAGCCTACGTTGATTTGTACATCATAGGCACTTTCCCACTCACGAGGGTTCATGGGCACAAACTGATTACGCAAACGAATAATCTTTTCTTTGTTTTGATATTTCGTAACTAGATGCAAAATGCCACGGAAAAGACTACGCACACCAGTTTCTGCAAATACACGGGCAATCATTTCAATCTTGCCTTGAGAGGCAGCTTGCATAGCAGCAACAGCAGTAGCGGTTGTTGATTGCAGTGCATCTGCATCCAAGCCCATTGACTGCTTGCTAATACCTGTACGCTGTTCACGAACACTGTCCATATAATTCAACGCAGGAAACACAGACGAAGATACCTCTGGAACCTGCAATGGCTGAACAGCACCAGCAGTGCGAGTTCTAACTATCCCCCCTGGCCTGTTAGTAAGTAGGTCGTCTAGGTTTACCTGACCCTCAACAGCAACAACACGGGCGTTATTTGTATTGTAAATGTTATCAAGCAACTGACGCATAAGCGTAGACTTGATAAGCTGCACATCCATGACAAGCTCTGCTACAGAGCGGCCAATGGCTCTGTGCGGCATAAGAATCGGAGAGAGGACAGCAAACGGTATATGGTCAAACTCTTCATTCTCAAGAATATGATATCCGTTGCCTACAGTAAGAACCCTGCGGAACTCAGCAACACCATCACCATCATAGTCGGAGCGAATATAACATTCGGTCACAAGAACGTGACGCATGGTCGGGTCATTGCTATCAGTGGCTGAGTTTGACTCTAGGTCTTCAAATCGAGAGGTACGCTCTTCAGAAACATCTAGGTCTGTGTAACCAGCATACTGCTCAATCTCATCACGGTCATAGCCCATCGACACAAGGTCGCTGACAGTCATAGCTGAACGGTGAGCAACAAAACTAGCGTCTTCAAGGGACTTGGCTCTGTTGCCAATCAAAAACTCTTCTGGCGGTATGTTTTCAATACGCACACTGCCAGTGTTTTTTGTGCGCTTGATTTTTACATCATAGATAACAGGGGCAGGAATAACGATGCCCTCTGGCCCCTCCATGTCTTCACCGATGGTGCGCTCATCCTGACTGACAACCTCAACCTCTGGGTCTGCAACCAAGATGGTTAGCTCGTCCATGTTAAGACCTTCATACTCTTCTGTCTCAACATCTACGATTTCATCCCAATAGAATTTCACAACACCAAGTTTCAGGATAAGAGAATCCTTGAACCAGTTGTGCATGATTTCAAAACCGCGATTGTCATTGTTGATAATCCAGTTGCAGTAGTCACTGGCTTGCTCGGCAATGGCAACATCTTCGGGGCCGTGCGGGACAAAGCGCACATAGTCATCGGACTGCGTAAAGATACGCATGAGAGATGGCATGATGTGTTCAATGGTGTCCGATACTTCCGTGCTAACGACTTGAGAGCGGTCAGTCTGCTCATTACCAAATGGCTCACCCAGATAGTAGTCCATCGCATCAATACGGTCTTGCGAGTATTCCGTATCGTAGTGTCCTAGTGCCTGTTCAATCTCATTGCGAACAATCGCCTGAAACTCAATGTCGTTCATTTTAGCCATGACTACGCTTTCTTAGATACTTTGGCTTTTTTGCTCTTCGGTTTTGATTTTGGTTTAGGCTCTGACTTGGCCTTTGGTTTTGTCTCAACAACAGGCTCAACCTGCAAAGGCTTGCGACAGGACTTACAGTTTCCATGATAACCATTAGGGTTTGGGTATCCGCAGTGTGGGCAAATCATTTGTCTGTCTTTCTCTGTTTGCGTGGGCGACCACGTTTTTTCGGAGCAGCCTCTTCAGCAACTTTTTGAGCTTTCAGTGCAGCTTCTTTTTCAGCAGCACGGTTCCTTGTGTAAATAGTAACATACATTAAGAACGCTTCCTTGCTTTCTTCTTAGCAGTTTCAGAAAGGTCTGCATAGTGATAGAGCTTTTTGCTTGATGCAGTATGTCGCGCCCCACTGTGAAGCTCCCCATTCGGCATCTTGTGCATACCACCAGTATGACGAGTGCCATCTCGAAAATAGTGTGCGACTCCCTTAGCCATTACGCTCTCCGCTTTCTTGTAGTTTTTCTTGCTACCTTTTTATTCTTTTTCTTATCTTTATTTTTAGAGTTGCTAGTTTTGTACATATAACCTGCCATTTTAAACTCCTACCATTTTACTTTGTGTGACCAGTATTTTGCACTCAGCTTGCTTGTAGGCTTACCTTGTGCATTGTGACGAGCATAATAGCTCTTTCTACGCGCTTTTTCTTTTGCTGTCTTCGGATTTTTACCAGCACCCTTCACGCCCTGCTGACCAAAACGTATTAGGCGAACCTTGTCGCCTTCCTTTGCCAGCACAGCATGACTCTTTTTGGGATGCTTTGGAGTACGCTTCGGCTTGTTGTAACCAGCAAAACGCTCACCACGGTAAACAATAGCCATCAGCGAATCCTCATGTGGTGTTTCGGGCCGAGTTTTTTTCGTATGTGTAGACCACGTTTTTTGTGTCTACGGCGCGTAGGTGTGCGCGGCTCAAAAACTACCAATGTTTTCTTAGCCATCAGGCTTCCCCGTAAATTCCATCATCAGTCACCCTGATAGAGCTTATAATCTGCAAATACTCTTCAGGAGACATTTCTGCCATTTGACCACAATAGGCTGACGCAAGCCAGGTCAGGTTCAAAAGGTCATCCCATTCGACACCTGAGTCACTCAACTCTTCAAGTAGCGTAACGATGGCTTCAAACTCTTCGCCACCCATTTCGATGTACTCATCCATCACACTACCCACTTTGCTGAACCATAATTTAGCGGCCTGTTCCATTTATGTGCGCCGCCACTCTTGGCAATACTAGCACGAGTTGCAAACGTCAGGCAAAAACTGTCTGCAAGGTCAGGGGAGTTCAACCCACGCCTTTTCATCTCATCTTTGCTTTCAACCTTCAGTTTACCATTTGACGTAAACTTGAAGCGTGGCTTTGACAGGTCGTCAATCAATTCGTCTTGTTTTGGTATTGTACACTCACGGGCTTCAAACCATTCTTTTGCGAGAAACCACAACTCATCGCGTAAGCGTCCGTATCTGTCACCCATCGCGGGGGACTCAGCGACGTTAATCCCACGCACAGGTAAATCAAGTTCCATGAGGCGGTCAACAACACCAGCACCAAGACCGATACTGTCAACAAGTATTTCGGATGGCCTATCACTCCACCTAGTCGTTTCATATTCATTCAGTATAATCCCACATATCTCCATTAGGTCTTTGTTGCGCCATGTCTTGACTGGCTCAGTCACGACATTCCCCTTACGCTTGCACAAGGCAGTTTTATCGGTGCCAAAACGTGCAACGTCCAAGCCCCAAACAACTGTCGTTGTTTCTGCGGCTTCTTGTTCACGCTCTGAGGCAGCTTGCAAGAGGTGCAACGGAACGACTACATCGTCATCGGCTTCAGGCCATTCGCCCAAAACACGCACACGATAAATATTGCTGTCCTCCCCGTACTTCATTTTCATATCATCTATGAAATTGTCGCTGACCTGACTGCTATCAGCAGAGGCCACCTTCATGGTAAACCATCTCTCTCTCATCTTGTTGAAGGCTTCGTAGAAATATCCAGATGTACGGGTCGGGTTGCCCGTCATAACGGTCTTGGCACCCTCTGTAGACATAGCACCTTCACCAACCTCAAAGATGATATCGTCCACACCAGATGCCTCATCAATCAGAAATAGCATGTTGGGTGAGTGAAAACCTTGCAACGCCTCTGGAGTCTCTCGGCGCGCAGTACGGGCAACGGCAAAACTGTCGTGCCCTGTAAGCTCAACTTTGTCAGACTTCACTTCTATCAAATCTTTCAGGCCGTCTGGCATACGACGATGCCACTTTGCAACCTCTGCCCATAAAATGTCTGACAACTGACTAGCAGTGTTGGCAGTACATGCTATCCGACTAGGGGAGCGTGTCAATACCCACCAGAGTATCAACCACGAAAGAAATGCAGTCTTGCCGATACCGTGACCAGAGCGGATGGCTACACGGTCATTATCTCTCACGGCACATAGAGCCTTGCGCTGCCACTCCTCTGGCTTGGCTTGCAGGATGGACTCAACAAACAAAACAGGGTCAAGGGCTATTGCAAGCAACAACTCCTCTACGTCTAATTTTTTATCACTCATAACTTCTCCTTGTAGGGGGGACAGGAAAGGGAAATAACCCGTCCCCCCAATCGGGAGCGACAAGGAGGAGAACGCTCAACCGAAACAAACTCTCCTCTGTGACATTTATGACACAGGTGCGGTGTTACTGGCAAGTAGTCTCACACAGAGACTTAGTAGTCTCACAGTGAGTCATAAACCAGTCATTAACCTATATAAGATATATCTCTTATATTTATGGCTCACACAGAGACTCGTGAATATTTCAGGAAATTTTTTGGCTAGGGTACCTTAGCGTTTCTCAGGACGAAGGGGGGTGTTGCAGATATGTCACACATAGGGAGGGGTATATATAATATATAACAGCCCCCGCCCGAAAATTTAAGGGGGGCTAATCGCAAACTAAAATTAGAACAATTCCAAAAGTGCGGCTAAGTCTCTGATTTATCTGTGTATTCTGCTTCGATTATCTCGCCGCGTTTTCGTTCTTGCAATTTGATTTGAATATGCGCCAAGGCATCGCCTAGCGTGTCACCAGCGTTGACGGTCAAATCAACGTCACGCGGCAATAGTGCCGCCATACTTCTAATCGTGCCGTTTACGTCAGTTTCTAGCGCGTCGGCTAATAGCGTAGGCAGGGATTTGCCCCTTGCATCTAGCTCAGCTAATGCCCCTTCAAAACCGTGCCGCAATTTATGGACAACCTGTTGCCCGTGCCCCGTTCCTGCTGGCCTGCCCCTTGCCTTTTTAACCACTGCCATTTTTTAATCCTTACCCCTTTGTTACCGTTGCAAAAATACCACACATAAAAAAAACGTCAAACCCGTTATTTTTTCTATTGACACAATGCGGGGCGCGCATTATATATAAACAGGTAAGCCCGCAATGACGCGGCAAATCAAAAGGGAAACGGAATGAAAAATGTGAAATCATATGACGCAACGATTATCGGAATTGAGCGCATGAAAAATTCACGCAATGGCAACCCCAAGTATATGCTGACATTTCAGCATGACGGGGGCGTGATAAGCGCGGCAACGAAAACCGATAGCATGATGGCGTATAGAATTGGCAATGCGAGCGGTTTAATCGGCCACCCCGTTTATGTGAAAATTGGCACACATTACGGCACGAATACGATTGACGCCATCGGCGGTTAGGAATAGCCAGCGTATAAGCCCCGTTTCGGCGGGGCTTATATACGGGTTATTTCACCCGAAAACAGAAAAAGGGAATTTTCAAATGACTAAAACAAAAGAAGCGATGCAGGCCGTTGCAAATGAAATAATCGACCTAATGCGTGCCCATGGCACCGATTGGGCTAAGCCTTGGACTAGCAAGGGTGTCGCATACAACCTTGTATCGGGAAAGCCATATAGGGGCATGAATAGCTTTTATCTTGGCGCGTTAACTTGCGCCCGTGGTTATGACCACAACGCATGGGCAACCTTTAAGCAATGGTCAGACAAGGGCGCGAAAATTCGCAAGGGTGAAAAAGCAAGCGATATTTTCTTTTTTAGTATGATTGAAAAAGAAAACAAAGACACGGGCAAAAAAGAAAGTTTCGGCATGTGGCGATATTTTAAGGTTTTTAATGTCGCGCAAGTGGAAGGCTATGAAATGCCAAAACAAGAAAAGCAGGCCGATATTGTGCCCGTCGAATTTGCCGAACAATTCGTGCAAAATACTGGCGCGCAAATCCGCGAAAATGACGGTCGCGCATTTTATCACCCGACGCTGGACTATATCGGTATGCCGCAACGTGACACGTTCAAAAGCGCAACGGGTTATTATTCAACCTTGCTTCACGAATTAACACACTGGACGGGTCACGAAACACGTTGCAAGCGTGACCTGGAAAATAGTTTCGGGTCGGAAAAATATGCGCGGGAAGAATTAGTCGCAGAATGCGGCGCGGCTTTGCTTTGCATGTCATTAGGGGTTGAGAAGCAACCGACCCCCGAACATGCAAAATATCTCAATAGCTGGATGCAAGCCATTGCCGACGACTATAAGGCTATCTATAGCGCAATGTCGCAAGCACAAAAGGCGGTTGATTATCTGGAAGGATTGCAAACAGAGCAGGCTATAGCGGCGGAATAACCAGCGTTATAGGGTGCCCATGTGGTGCCCTATAATACGGGTTATTTTGCCCGAATATGCAAAGGGGAAAGACATGTTTACACAATTTACGCAAACAAGCCGCAATCGAAAAACGGGCGCAATATCAACCACCATGACCAGTGCAAAGTCATGCCCTAATGATTGCCCATTGAAGGGCGCGGGTTGCTATGCCGATGGCGGCGCAACCGCTATAAATTGGCGCAAAATTACGGGCGGCGAAATGGGCTTGCAATGGCAAGAATTTATTGGCGCGGTTAAAACAAAAATAATAAAGGGCGCGTTGTGGCGGCATAACGTGGCAGGCGATTTGCAAAGCGACGGGGTGACAATTGACGCGCCAAAACTTGCCGAATTGACAAAAGCAAACAAGGGCAAGCGCGGGTTTACATATACGCACCACAACACGCTAAACCACGCCGAAAACCGCGAAGCGGTACGGGCGGCAAACGCTGGCGGCTTTACCGTCAATTTGTCAGCTAATAACCTAGCCCATGCCGATGCATTGGCGGCGCAAGATATTGCGCCCGTTGTGTCGGTATTGCCTGCCGAATATCAGCGCGGCAAAAAAGAGGGCTTGCAAGAATACAAAGCGCGAGTTTCTCAATTGCCTAAACAAACACCTAAAGGGCGGCGCATTACTGTTTGCCCCGCCACGTTTATTGACGTTGTGAATTGCGCCAATTGTGGCCTATGTCAAAACCAAAACCGCAGGGCTATAGTCGGCTTTCCTGCTCATGGTTTTAGAACGAAAAAAGCCGACACAATTGCGAAAGGAAATTAAAGCGATGAAATGTATTCATTTTGATAAATCGCCTATGGGCTTTCATGTCTATCAAGAGGGCGAAAAACACCCCGTTGGCTGGCTCAAGCAAGCTAACGGGTACGGCTCTAATGATTATTATATAATTCACAACCGCTTGAAAGCAGACAGGCGGGGCACGGCTTTCCCATTGCGGGAAGCTAAAAAACTAATCACTAAACTAATCAAGGGGGAAGGATAAGACAATGTTTACATTTATGATTTTTTGCATGATGGCTGGCTGGATTTTGTTGATTGCTATCTATGGCGGGGCGCATTTATACGGGCACATAACGTCACGCCCCCAAAAAGTGACGGTGCGGTTAATCACGAATTGTGGCGGCAGAAACATAGGCCATTGGCTGTATGATGAACACCACATAGACCAACCCGCATACCTGCGGAGACAAGAGAACACATAAGCCGTTTTTCCCTTTACGGCTTATCGGGGGCTGGCCTGCACGGGTCAGCCCCTTTTTATTGCATAGCCTCTTAAAAGCCCTCAGAGGCACCTTAGAAACGTTTTTATAAATCCCCTAGCTCTGGTATATCGTCGCCCCTGTTTTGCTCTGTAAGGCGTTCTATGGCCTTTTGCGGTATCCTTATAAGCATTTGCCCGATATTTGCTGGCAGGGCACCGCTATCAATTTCGGCTTGTGTTTTGGTTATCGCTGCCCGTGCGCCTTCGATTGTCCAGTCCCCCCCACGGGTGCGGATATCGTCGGTCTGCTGTTCGCCCTTTGGGATATAGCTTGCAGGAGTGCGGTTGCGGACATGGTGTTCACGCGCCACCTGTTTAGAATGTTTTACGATTAAATTTAACGGGAACCAATAGCGGCTTGTGTGGTCTGATATCACGCCCCGCCAGATTTTACGCAAATATTCTGTATATAATTCGCTGTTAATATCGCTGGGCATGTTGCTGTTTATGGCTTCACAAATTTCCTGCAGGTATAGCTTTGCGCCCTCTGGGTTGTCACGCAAGCCGACATGAGCGACATACAATGTCGCCATGTTCGCCGCGAATTTTGTGCGACATAGGCTCATGCGACCTTCATAATCCATTTTATCTGTCATTTTTTCCCTTTCAGTGCCCGTTCAGCTAAGTCCAAAAACGGGTCTTGTTTTGTCTGTTTGTCTCTGTCTGAGTCATAAACATTACAAGATATATTATTTACTGGTTCATGACTGGTTAATGGCTCACTGTGAGACACTTTAGTCTCACTGTGAGACTGTTTAGTCTCAGCCTGAGACAACAAGAGGCGATATAGATTGCTTGTTTTCTTTCCATCCTTGCCCCTGCGAGTGACCCGAATAAAGCCGTGCTTTTCCAAATATGATATCTTGCGGTACACGGATGCCTTGCTAAGCCCCGTCACCACCATTAGCCTTGCGGCTGAAGGATAGCACGAACCGCGTTTGTCTGCGTGGCGTGCAATCGCCAGCAAAACCAGCTTGGCTTGTGGGTCTGCCACGGGTGCATCGAAGGCACTTTCGACCAGTTTGAAACTCATACAAGCCACTCACGAATAACGCTCAGGCCGCCAGCTAAATCTAGCGTTACGGGTATCAGCCCATTGCCCTCAACAGGCCACGAATACTGGTCACTGTCCATAGCCCAGTCTGCGTTGATTGCGTAGACGGGAAGAGTTACCCGAATCGGCTGACGGTCATATCGCCAAATTAAACAGGGTATCATGTTCTGCTTCGCGGCGGCGGCTTTGGTCTGTTCCCACCATGCAGGTGCAAACCAGTTGCCCTGCTTGTACCTTTTAGCTTCGACTAAAATTAACTCGCCAAGCTCTATGTCACCCAACTCGCTTTCTTGGTATTGCGTGAGATTGCGGCGGCACTCAACCCCCAATTCCTCACGAAATATTTTTACCAACTCACGCTCGAAGGACGCGCCTTTCGTCCTACTCAGCTTGGACATTTTCGGCCTGCGGCACAAAGTCGTTTGCGGTGATGGCACCCTCAGTCGCCTGAGTTATGAGCGGTATGTGCCCCCAATCTGGGCGAGTCTCGCCAGTCATCCACCTGAACGCGCAGGACTGCGTGACGTTGCATCGCCGCCCCAACTCATAGCTTGATATGCCTTTGAGTTCACACCACTCGCCAAGTTTCGTATTTTGATAAGACATCTGTTTCTCCTTCTTTCAGATGCACAAGCCGTATCATCCACTGCAAGCATTGTCAAGGCTGCAAAAAGATGCTAGAACTGCATCTGCAAGGAATCAAGGAGAACACCATGACGTTAATTAAATGGCCTCTACGGGCTGGGCAGGTGAAGGACTACACCAACCTAGTCCTCAACGGTTACACGCCGACAGACATAGATTTTATCTATGACCTGAAGGGCAAGAAGTATGTGCTAGGCGAACTCAAGGGAGTCGGGGCATCCATGCCCGAAGGTCAACGAAGGATGCTTCGCTACCTAATCCAAAACCTTGTCGCCGCAGGGTGCGAAGTGTGCCTGATGGTGGCAGAACACGACACCAACCCGTCCCAGCACATTGACGTTGGAAACTGCATCATAACGAAATGCACGACTGTTCGTGACGGAGTGACCAGCGAGAGCATGTATATTGGCATGAGGGTGGTTGATGCGTGTAATGAATTTCTAGGTCTGGAAGACTAATGAAAGAAATGTATTGACTATCCAGTTCTCGTGTGCATTATGGGGACAAGGAGAAAAGGGAATGAGAGAAAAACTACAGGCAAACATCGCCGCGATTGGGCTTACGCATGGCTCTCCAAGCCAGCTTGAGAAGCCTATCTGTCTGCGCCTGTTTGAGTACGTTTACCTCAAGGATGAGCGTAAGAATATCCCTACCAATGTGCCAGCCATTGCTGGTGGCTCCGCTCACGATGCCATACAGGGCATCCTGTGTGATGGCCTTGCGCCAGAAGATGCAATACAGGTGGCGCAACAGCGCATATCAGAACACACCCCCACAGACGACAACGACGAGATAAAGCGTGACCGATACGTTGAGGACGTTGTGGCTATGGTCGCCAATGGCACCGAAGGCTGTCTAAGCCTGACGAGTGGCTGGTTCAATGAAGCAATGACTGCTGAAGAGCAAATTACAGTAGAGCATCCAAAGCTGACCATGCCGATTATCGGCTTTGTCGATTTGACTGGTGACTTTGAGTTTATCGAAATCAAGACCAAGTGGAACGGTCTTGGCATGGAAAGAAAAGATGGAAGCCGTGGTGTGCGGAAGGTGAAGCTGCCAGAGGTGCCCCAGCCAGAGCATGTAAGACAGGTGGCTGTGTACAGCGTGGCGACAGGCAAGAAGGCCAATCTTGTCTATGCCAGCACAGAAGGCTATGTGACCTTCAACTCAGATAACTGTGACCTTCTATCTGATGCGTCACTCAACCACCATTTCAACCAGATTCTGCACAATGCGATTGTGTGGGAGAATCTGCTGTCCATCAGCAGTGACCCGAATGTCCTGAAGTATTGGATACAACCAAACTGGGACGACTTTCGCTGGCGGTTTATGCCAGATGATTACCTACAACAAGCGAAGGAGTTGTTTAAGATATAATGGAAAATCTAGCAAAAGAAATATGGGACAAGCTGTCAGCTATTGACTGTAGCGAACACGTTGAGAAAAAGGGCAGGTTCAGCTACCTAAGTTGGGCTTGGGCTTGGCACATCCTCAAGAAGGAGTTTCCAGAGGCGCAGTTCGAGAAGCATTGCAATGAGAACGGCTACCCATACTTTACTGACCCAAACGGCTACGCCTTTGTAAAAGTGACAGTCAGGATTCGTGACGTTGAGGCATCTGAGATGCTTTATGTTATGGACAACAAAAATCATGCAATCAAGAACCCGACAAGCGGAGATGTTAACGCCTCTCTTCAGCGTTGCCTTGTTAAAGCAATCGCCTTTTTGGGTCTTGGACTTTACATTTACTCTGGCGAGGACTTGCCAGAAGACGCAACGAAACTTGAAAAGGGAGCCTCGACGGAGACTCCCAAGACCCCGAAGTCTAGCCCTCCCAAGCCTTCGGGGTCGCCTAATAAGACCATTGAGGAGCGTGTAAACGCTACGCCTGACCTTGCTGGTTTGAAAGCCTTGTATGAAGAGGTGAAAGAAGAAACACAGGCAATGAAGCAAGGTGAACGAGACAGAATTGTTAACTTGTTTATCAAACGTAAGGCTGAAATCGGAAAGGAAACGAAATGAGCCAGAAATACGACAACAGAGGCCAGATATCTCTCTGGTTGAATGAGAAGTACGAAGCGGGTGGAAAGTACCCCAAATACAAAGGGTCTGTCATCCTGATGGATGGCTCTTCCAGAGAGGTAGCCCTGTGGGAAAACGACAGCGATAACCCCAAGGCTCCAGCCTTGAAGGGCAAGCATGAAGAGAAGAAGGAACGCGCAGAGGCCGCTCCTGAAGCTCTTGATGACGAAATCCCGTTTTAGGAGTATTGAAGATGAGCGGGACAGCCTACAAATGCGGTAAGTGTGATGGGCACGGAGTCCTGCTCATCAACATTTCATCAGATGGAGAGGGAGACTCTTACATCGAAAAGCCCTGCCCCCACTGCAATGGGACAGGTTATGTATCAAAGGCACAGCTAATGGATAATGAACCAGATATAAAAGTAAGAGAACCAGAACTCATTGCCATACCAATGAACGGTGCAATGCGTGTTTATGTGAATGGCAAGACGTATCAACGCCCAATGTCATCACGGCAGCTATACAAGCTGGCGCACTACGCGCTGAGTGTTGCAATGGACACTGAGGCTTATGAGAAGGAAAACAAACAATGACAAGTAAAAAAGATTTTACAGTATGTGTTGCCTACGAGGAGGGCTTCCAATTTAACGTTAGAGCGGCAAGTGAGTTAGAGGCAGAAAAAATAGCTATGGAACTTGTTGATGAATATTCAAACGATTTGCCAAAAAATTATCGTACAGATGTCGTTCACCGCGATTTTTTTGTAACCGATACAAAGCAAAACGGGGCGTGAACAATGAAAGTAAATGTTGAGATAAAAGTAAATATGAAGGGCGATGACGGTCAGGATGTCGTCTACGATGACGAAGATATTGTCTCTGTAGCGTCCGTCATAAGGGCTGTCGGTGAGGTCTTCATGGTGGACGAGTCCACGCTGAAAAGCAAACGCCGCCCAGCCTATGTAGCACGGGCACGGCAAGCCATGTACTACCTGTGCTGGCTCAAGACTAGAAGCAGTCTGCCCCGCATTGGTGAGATGGTTGAACGCGACCACACGACTGTACTGTGGGGACGCAACAGGTGCATACAACTTATGCGCCAGAACGATATGTATAAAGACATGGTAATGATGGCAAAGGAGCTTGCAGAGCAATATGAAGCAGAAAAAAAGAGAGAGGCTAGAAAAGGTGCTGAGGAGATTAAACGAAAAATCGAAGAAGCACTGGAGGAAAGAAGCTCAAATGTGGAGAGACCGTGCTTTGCAAGCGGAGTGGAAGCTGTTGGAAATCTCGTCTGTCCCGAAGGATAGTCAGGGATGGTTAAAGCTAAGAAAGCAAAAGGCAAGAGAGGCTCTTGCAAAACTATTAGACGAGAAAAATGCCAAGGATGTGGACAAGGAGTCGATATAGATGGGCACGATTGGGCAGTTTTTTACAAGGATGGGGCATATCATACAGCACATTACTCGTGTGGATTACAACTTTGGCGGTCAGACGATATCCCTGACTTCGGAGAACTCTGAAGACTTGGAAGAGATGTACACTAGGCTGGATGATTTGACTGTCGAGATAGAGTACATTGAAGAGAACTGCAATATGTACCAGCAAGACGGTCAATGGCGTATCCAAGGATATGCCCTTGAGCAGAAATACGAAACCCTCTGCATCGAGCAAGAGGAGCTTCTGAAATCCCTAGAGAGATTGGAGAGTGAGCGTGAGTGAGATAGACAATATAACCTTGGTGTACCTGAGAGGCTCTCCAGACGATGACTTGGCGGCAGAGATTTGCGTCAAGGATGGGGTGAACTATACAGTAGTAGGGATGTCCGAAAGGGCACTGTATAATCTAGCAAAAGAAGCTGTCCACCTACTTGGTCAGCGTAAGTTTTTTAACAAGGGGAAATGATATGGACTTGATTAAGATACTGGACATGCACACAGACACGGTGCTGAAGCAGACAAAGGCTTTGCAGGAGTTGAACGAAACACGCGAAGGCTTTGACGCAATGAAGAACGAAAAGGTCAAAGAAAGCCTTGCAGACAGCACAAGCATACTGTCTCAGGTTTTGCAGTCTTTGGAAGATTAAGGAATCAGGGTGGCTGTTATTCCTATGGCGGTGGGTAAGTGCATCGCTTGATAGCCTAAATCGTTAGTCAGAACCCCGCCCTAATATGGTTAAGTATAGGGTCTGATGTACGCAAACCTGAACAGCCTTAAAGCATTGACAGGAAATTTAGGCGACACTTACGACTTCTTACGGAGTCTGGCAGTTTTCTTCGCAATCTTCTTGGGTTGCTTAGAGAACTGCTTTCCTTTTTTCATATCACGCCGCTTCTTGGCAGACGTAGCAAGATACTCAGCCGCAGACAGCTTCTGTCGTGTCCTCTTGGGCAGATAACGCTCACCAGTAGCCTTCTTGCCCTGCACAGAGGGCTTGCCAGACTTGGTGCCCCACTCCTCTTTAGTCCACTTGGACAGGCTCTTCTGCTTCTTACCCTTGCCGCCACGATAGCCACCACCAGCCGCCTTGTATTGCTGTGCCAGCATCTGAGCCTTACGCGCAGACCACTGCCCAGCTTTACCACCCTTGCTGCCAGCCATAATCTTGTTTTTCAGGCGTTCTCGCAGCTTCGGCTTGGTGTATTTACTCTTCTCAGCCATTGCCTAGCCCCAGTGTGTAAGACTTGCCATCATAGCTCAATGATGCGTTGCGATTGTCTGCTCTGTTCTTGTAGCTACAATGCACCCAACCGCTCTGAGGGTCTTCAGGATTGTGGAACTCAAGGATAATCTGGTCAAAGCTGAGATTGTCCTGCACCCACTTGGCGACCTCATAGTTGGACACACCAATCACCTCAAAGTCAGCCGCCTCGCCTTTCGCGTGTTGGCTGGTTGACTTACTGCCGATAGCCTCACACAGAGATGGGCTTCTGTAGCCGCTAGAGATGATTACAGGGCGACCAAAGCGTTTCCTGACAGGCTCTAACACATTATCGCAGAGAGCCTTCATAGAGGCTTTGTGTTCGTCTGAGGGGCTATTGTCTATGCCAAGTCGCGTGGCGGTCTGGCTCTTTGTCATCTCACCCAGCGTGAAATGCTCAGATAAGCGATTGCTCATTGTCACTTTCCCCGCAAGCTCATCAGTTTATCTGCCCCCTTGATGCCGAAGCTGGCAGAAATAGCGATAAACAGAAGATATTGATACCAGTCAGGCAAGCTCTCAAGGATTACGAAAGCTTCTCGCACACCCTCCCTTGTCGGCTCATAAAGCGCGAAGGGCAGGGGCAATAATAGCACCACAAGGGCAAGCTCGTCTTTCCATGAGTCTTTGGTCGAGTCTGCCATAGTGTTCTCCCACTGTTGCGTTCCTTCCGCGACTCTTTTTGATACTTCCGCACGTGCCTCTGCATCCGCGACACGCGCTCGTGACTTTGCTTTCGTTTCCTGTACTTTACCATCTACCCAATTCCCAGCTATACCAGCAACGGCAGTCAATAAGTTAATCATCGCCTCTTTTTAACCTCTGTAAAAGCCCGTCTTATCTGGGCGTTTTCATCCACCTCAAACTCACAACAAGAAACTTTCGTCTTTTTCTTTGTTATGGTTCTGACGCATCTTACCACAATGCGCCTCGTGTCCAAAGCCACATAACAGATTATGTCTGCATCATCATCTGTAATGATGCGCTTCTGCCTGCTCCCACGGGATGTCATAAAGTTGTATCTTCTGCTTGTCCCGTCCTGATTGGAAGCGGCCTTAACCTCAACCCTGTAGCTGTTGCTGTCATCATCCAGAACGATAAGGTCAAAGCCTTCATGGTTCACTAAGGCCGTTTTATAACCAAAGCTTTCAAATATAGCTTGAGCCAGAAGCTCCCCTACTTTGCCGATTTGAGCGGCTCCCCTCACGATACGTCCTATGAAGATAAGGTTACATGTCGGCCATCAAAAATACCAAAACAAGTAAGAAGAAGATAACAAGCCCAGCAAGAGAAGAGCCTAAAACTATCATCATTTCTTTTCGTTCTTGCTGACGTTTACGCAATATCCGCTTCTGTTCAGCAATACGCTCTTTCTCTTCCCTGATGGCCTTGTTGCGCTCTGCAATGATTTGCTGAAAAGTGCCGTGCCCGAAGCGGTGATTGATGAGTGTTCGCATCTCTTGCATAGCTTCAGCAGCAAGCTTTGCGTCTATGACTTTTGATGCCGCATCTTTTGTTTGTCCAAGAATTGATTTGTCAGAAAAACGCTCTTTTTGCACCTGTTTTTCACCAGCAAACAGCCCATCCAAGGCACCAGCTATGTCCTTGATGTCGTTGGCTGTCGAGATGTTCTGCTTAATAAAATCGACAGACTTCTGAACCAAGGCTATTCCAGTAAGGGCGGCACTAATCGGTTCCATTGCTGCGTTCTCGCAATGCTTGCCAAATACGAATCCCTACTAAAACAAGACCACCGCACATGACCAAAAGCTCGACCCAAGCAGTCGCGCCAGTCACCCACATTGGGGCACTAATTGCTCCAGCACCAATCGCTATGTCTTGTACGGTCTTGCTCTCCATCAGTCTGCATCCTGTATTGTATTGCCAGCGGCAAGATAGTCTACAATCATTTGATGATTTTCTGAACAACACCCAACACCGCCATTATCCAAAGTATACTTTACTGCTTTAGGGTTGAGTGTCGAACCATCAAAAGCAGTGTCAATATATTGAGCCGAAACAATTGTCATAGTTCATCCTCCAACAGAAAATAAGCATCGTCATTTATTCCCCACCACACGGTATTGCCACCAACTATTGTTCCAGTTGTAGTTACCATAAAGCCCACCTGAGTACCTACAACAACCCAGTTTTCTATAGCAGTTACATTATTTCCGCTACTTACAAACGCATTTATAGCTACATCACCGTGTTTGGTAAAAGAACCTGTTCCTTGATAGTGAACATCTTCACCACGCATTTCGACAGGAATAGGTAAGATAAGTTGTGCAGTGTTGCTATCCCAAGCCCGTCCAAATAAAGATGGATTTGTACGATGAGATTTAATCTTTACGCAATACCTCTGACACAAAGCTAACTCTTCACCAAAGCTACGATGCTCAAATTCAGTAGCTACAGAACCAACCTCTAACTGAACGCCTGTAAGATAAATCTCATTACTTGTACTATCTAGGCAATTTACCTGACCTACTGCACGATTGGTTGCAGTATTTTGCCAAGTGTTTGATTGTAATGTGCCGCTAGAAAAGTTACTGCCAGCCGCAAACCACCACTGCATTGCAAGGCTGAAATTGTTGTCATTATCAAATGCTGTAGTTACATAACCGCTATATGTTAAAGTTACTTTCTGCCAAGTGTTTGCTGATGTAATGGTATATGCTTGAGCATTATAATATGTGGCATCATTATGCCTTAACTCAAGAATGTGCGTTCCAGTCTTAGGTGACTTTATCCAAAAACTAATAGTTAAATCTTTTGCATCACTTGTGCCATAAAGTAAATGCTGTAAGTCTTGACCTTCGAGCCTTTGTATAAGAAGAAAATAATCATTAGCTGATATATCAGTATCTGCGGTTGTAATATCAATCTTTAAAGAATTAGCAAATCCCTGACCAGATGGAACATCTGTAGATTGAGAACTTGTTGTTACAGCCGCACCGCCTTCGGCAGTAAGAAACCTATCACAAGCAGTGTAAGAATTTCCCGTTTGACCTGTTAGGGTTCCCCGTTGATTTACTCTCATGTCGCCATTAAAAACAAGATTGCGCCGCCCTGACGGAGTGCTGGGTATCTGTGCTAGTTCTCTTGCGTTGCTAGTCATTATTCGGCCTCCGCAATCGTGAGTGTACCAGCGTCAACTTGGCGTAGGATTTCAGCATAGTGGCGATTGGCTGGGTCGAATGGAATAGACATCTCCACACCATCAATCGTTGCGGTTACAGAAACATTGCCAGTCTCATCTGCATTATATTGCGCTGATGTAATATTCATTTCTTCCATCTTACAACTCCGCATCTAAAAATAAGGTTGCGGTGGTGTCGTTATCTGTCCTTACACTTGTACCAAACCCCTGACTTTCAGCAATAGATGATACTGCTTGAAAAGCTCCTCCTGAAGGGTATGCTCTAGTAAGAACAATACTACTCAAATTTGCGCCACTTGGACCAAAACATTCAAAATTACCGCTTGTAGTCATACTAGGAGTTGCTCTCATAACTGGAGAAAATACAAGTTGCACTCTTATCGAAGTAGTGGTGCCAAACGTCCCACTTCCAATGTTTCGGTATGCTGACCTGTCTCCAGCCGTGTAGTCTTGGAAGTATCTCCGACATAACTCTAACTCCTCACCAAAGCTGCGATGCTCAAATTCGGTGGCTACAGAGCCAACTTCAAGTTGAACGCCTGTAATAAAAAATTCATTCGCTGTGTTGTCTGCCAGATTGACTGTTTGACCAACGCATCGGTTTGCATCTACCAGAGTCGCCCAAGTTGAAGGGATTGTACCTGAGTTATAGTTCGACCCTGCTCCCAACCATACAAGAACCTCAAGGCTTCTGGCGTTGTCATTGTCTAACGCTGATGCAGTATCACCAACAAAGGTCAGTGTTTTCTTTTCCCAAGTGTCGGCAGAATCAATCGTATATGTTTTGGCAATGTGCTTGCCCGTGTCTGAGCTGTATAACTCAATGACATAAGTTCCAGTTTTATTAGAACGGACATGAAATGAAAGTGTCACTGATTTTGCGCCAGAAGTTCCATATTGAAGATGCTGTAAGTTTTGCCCCTCCATTGGAGATACAGACAAAAATACTGCAACATCACTTGCAAGAGATGTATCGGCTGTTGTGCAATCTAATTTATAAGAATGAGAAAACCCGTCAGGAGTAGTAGTTGACTGGCTAATTGTGTATTCGTGTGTGCCAGCACTATTGAGAGAAACATATTTTACCCTGTCTGGCGCATTAGCATATTTAATAACAGCCCCAACACCTGTTTCCGATGTTCCACGCTGTGACACCTGCATGCCACCATTGACAATCAAGTTGCGCCGACCACCAATCTGACCGCCGTTAATTGAGGGGGTTGTCAGGTCGCCACCAACAGTGACATCTTGGCTAAAGTCACCAGAGAAAACAGAGAAGGTATCAAACGCAAGGATTTCCAGCGTATCGCCTACTGTGGCACCGCTATCAAGAACAATGCTAGTGCTAGAGGTGGCAGTGTAGTCAGACTTGTCCAGCTTTACGCCGTTGAGAAATACATCGGTAAACTCCGCATCGGTGTAGCTCAACGTGCGGTTATGGTCGTCAGTACCACTAAATGTAGTTTGACCAGCAGTCGCTGTGTAGATAAAGCGATTGCGAATACCTGTTCCAGGAGATTTGCCGATATATGCCATTAGTCTGCGTCCTGTATCGTAAGTGTGCCAGCATCCACCTGCCGTAGGATTTCGGCGTAGTGGCGATTGGCTGGGTCGAGTGGGACATACATTTCAACACCATCAATGGTAGCCTTGACAGATATGTTTCCCCCATCGCCCAAAGTGTCTGCAAAATATTGTGCCGATGTAATTGTCATGCTATCCATTTTTACATCTCCGCATCTGCTTCTGCGCTTTGAAAGTTTTGAGCATTGTTATCAATATAAACCTGCACCATATCCTTTGTGTGATATGTAGCGATAACGGCGTCACTTGCTGTTCCTGTTACAGTTGGAACTGCCCTCATTGTTACTGGACAGGCAAGCCTAGCAAATGAGTTAGTTCCATAGTCTGCGGTATACAAGGTCCTTTCAGTATCAAGTTTATGAAAATACCTCTTACACAGCGCTAAGTCTTCAGCAAAACTAAGATGTTCAAATTCTGTGGCTACTGTGCCAACTTCCATTTGAACTCCCGTTATAAAAAATGTTCTGCTTGTGCTATCAACAATGCTACCACAGCCAACCGCCCTATCAGGATTAGAAATAGCACCCCAAGATGTTTGTAAGGAAGAACCGCCAGAAAAATCGCTTCCAGCGTGCATCCATATCAAAAGCCTCAAACCAGAGTTAGCGTTATCAGCAATTGTTCCAGTGGTATCGGCTGGATATGTTAACTCTACTCGTGTCCAATCTGTCGTAACATTAAAAGATTTTGATACTGTTCTCGAATTAGTTTCATCTAGCAGTTCAGCAATAAAAGTTATGTTTGAGCTACTTTTTACATAAAAAGAAACAGTAAGCTCTTTCGCATCGCTTGTTCCTTTTGCTAATCTTTGAACATCTTGACCTTCTATTTTTTGCTCGAAAACAAAAAATTCAGTTGCCCCAATAGATGTATCGGCAATAGTGCAAGCAAACTTAACAGACTTAGTAAGTCCTGTTACAGATGGAGCATCTGACTCTTGAGTCATTGTTAATCGTCCAGCATTAACACTGGAGCTTGCCACGTTTACTTTAAATCTATCTACAGTAAAAAATCCATCAGCAGTTCCAATCCCTGTTTCTGATGTCCCACGCTGTGCCACCCTCATAGCACCATTGATAATCAGATTGCGCCGCCCACCAATCTGACCGCCGTTTATTGAGGGAGTAACAATATTATCTTCAATAGTCAGTGTTTGTGCTGTAGTAGCATCAATAACATCAATCGGCTTTTTGCCAGTATAAGCCATCAGGTAATCTCCAAAATAGACAGAGCTACATCAGCAGACGTTGCCGCACTGCTGGTCACTTTCAGAATATCTGATGCCTCCATTACAACTTTTTGGTCGCCGCCAACGACAACCAAGGAAGAGCCAACTGGTACAGGAGCAGCCTTCACAAGATAAATATTATCTCCATCATTATTCTCCAACTGAACATCAACAGTAATAGATGAAGAAGTAATATTGGCTACTGACAGGCCAATAATAGTTGTCTCTGTAGAAGCAGGACAAGTATAAATGGTAGCAGCACCAGTGCCAACTCCAGTATCAGTTTCAAGTTTGAATGTGTTAGCCATCTGTTACCCCAATGCGATTGCCAAGGCGACAGCGGTGCCAGCTTGGTCAACGTCCAAATTAGCGCGAGCCGCAGATGCTGTCGATGCGCCCGTGCCGCCATCAGCAACAGCAAGGTCAGTAATCCCAGTAACCGTACCCCCGCTAATCGTAGCAGAGGTAAACGATGGACTGGTCATTGCCACTGTACCGTCATTTATGTCTGCCAAGTCAGCCATAATCTCACGAAACGCATTGTTTACATGAGATGGGAACATGGCGTTCTCGCCAAGCGGCACATCCTGAACGTCTGTATTGTTGGCGGCTGTATTGTCGTACTCTGTGATGTTTGCTTTAGTCATGTCAGCCCTCAATCAACTTGGGAGCGCGGCCTTCTGCGGCAGCCACCATAATCTCTGTATTTAACTGATTTGCCTTTACCATTTCATTGCGAAAGCTCTCAATGGCGGCACCTGCCTGATTGGTCTGACGACCATTCTCAATCATCAATACAGGTAGCATTGCCATAGAGCAACCCCACTCAGCCACCTCTTCTCCAGTTTGGGGGTGGGTGCCGCGAATCTCAATAAACCACGCGCAATCCATTTGCTTGCAAGGCTCAAAGTTATTGAGTGGACAGTTATGTTTGACTTCCAGCTTCATGGATTAGTCTTTCGTTGCAATAATTACATCAACATAAGAGACATCAAGGTCTATTGCTGTGCCAGTAAATGTTGCCGTAGAGCCTGTGTGAGTGTGGCTTTGACCACTACCAAAAGCATAGGTTAGGGACATTGAGTTGCCACTAGACTCTCCCTGCCAGCCTGTACTATAGCTAACTCCAGTTGTATCAGTTTTTGAAAAAGCCCCCGAAACAGCACCCACAATAGGCTCAGCACCGCTTGTGCCACGGTTTTTAATGTTTGCGGTACCTGTAATAGATGGGAGTTGAGCTTCAGTAAGAGGGTGTCCAGCAATGGTGACTTCAATAGTACCCGCAGGGGTGTGACTTGCAAAAGCTGTCTCAAAGGCAACGCTACCACCAGTGCTTACAGTGCCGCTAGTAATACGCAAAGCCTTGTCGTTGTGCGTGGTATCTTTTGTCCAGCCAGTAGGTGCGGCAGTCTGCTGAAACAACATCTTCGTGCCAGACGGAAAAGCGTCAATCGCTACACTATTAATTGTAGCTGCATCAAAGTCAGGAGACACAAGAGAAACAGTGCCATCATTGACATCAGCCAAGTCTGCCATGACTTCACGGATTGCGTTATTAATCCCCGCAGGGCTACAGCCCTCATCTATGTTCTGGCTTTGCACATCAGTATTTGATGCGGCAGCATTTGCATAATCTCTAATACTATTCTTAGCCATAATTTTATTCCTGTCCTAAAAGTCCCAATCCAACTGCCGATGGAATAACAGTGCGCCGAAGTGGAACCTCAGACAACACATCGCCTACTGGTTGCGTATAGCCACGCAATGTAGATAGTATTGCATCCATTTTGGTTTTTTGTAACTTACCTGAGTCAACAAGTCTATTTAAGGTTTCTTTTCTTGCGGCTGGCGTTGATGCCATCAAAAGGTCTACAACCTCAGATGCCTCTTCAGCAGACATTCCTCCCCCAGCCCTGAGATTTCTTGCAATATTACCAGCAAGGACAAACCCAGCAGAGCGAGGTGAGCCAGCACCAACCCTACCAGTAACAGCAGGTGTCACTGACGACAAAAATGCATCAAACAGACCAGCATCAACCTCCGAAGCCTTTGGTTGCGTAGGCAACATTTCTTTGGCTGATTTAGCCATATCAATCTCTCTGCGAACCACCCTTTCAAATCTGGCAAAAGATTCAGGAGAAGGCCAAGCCTCACGAAGGACAGACAGGTTCTTGTCTTTCAAAAAGTTTTCAAGTTCTAAAATCTTATTGTCAGCCAGCCTTTCTCTAATCGACTGAGAAACACCAATTCTAAAGTTTTCTTTTTCTGCTTCTGTAGCCCCCTTAAGAAAACTTTTTATCTGCTTTGGCTTCATTCTATCTTTTGGTTTTCCCAAAATGTTAGCACCGTCTTCTGCTGCTTTTATAAGTTTTGAGTATTGCTCAAAAGAACCCCTCGCTTCGGCATAAGAGGGGTTAACATCATCCAATATGCGAACTAACTGGTCGCGCTGTTTTTTCAAAATTCTATACTGATTATTTCTTCCAGCTTTTGCCGCTTCAGCCATATCATCATCAAGCTCACGCTTTGCCAAATCAAGGACTCTCATTATCTCTGGGGTTTCTTGCTTGGGGTTATTACTAACAAATCTATTTATCTTTGGAATTTTATAACCCTCGTTTCTTAATGTAGTTTTAGCAACAGCAATAGCCCTTGATACATTAGGAAGAACAACAATCTCCTTAAGAGTTTTTTCCGTTACTGGGTCTACTGTGTTCATAAGTTCTCTACGAGCAGAAACTCCAGTGGGATTAAACTCCATAGCCTGCTCATATAACTCATCAGATTTCTGAGTTCTCAAAGCACTAAGAGAGCCAACAGTTTCATCTACTGAACCTTGTGGCAAATCTGCCATTTCAGCAATAACTCTATCAACACGACCCGCCTCACGAGCGGCCAACTGCTCACTAACAGTAGTTCTTGCGGCACCTCTTGGAGCAGCAGCCTCTTTAACAATGCTTTGAAGCCCCTCTCGAAGAGAAGGCGTTGTTGCAATCTCAGCAAAGGTAATCGGGCCTTTTTCTCCAACGCGAGCAGCAACTTGCGCTGGAGTAATGCCAGCAGCAGTCATTTCTGTCATAATTCTTTCTACAGCACGCTCTTCTGGAGATTTAGTCAAGCCCCTAAGATAAGAAGGCACTGAGCCTGCAAGTCTAAACGGCACCCCAAGCAAGGATATTGCTGGTGGTGCAAGACCACCAATACCACCCCCAATAACAGCACCCTCTAACTCTCGACCTCTCTCAGAAAGACCCGTACCAGCAGCAACCCCGTACGCTGCGCCCTTTCCCATTTGAGTCAGCAATCCACCACCACCCGTTAAAAGAGCAGAGGGAACAGTACCCAAGGCTTCGGAGGCAGTTCCATAGCCGCCAGTAAGTTTACGAGCTGCCTCTACTCTTTCTTGAGGCCCCTCAACCCCAACAGCAGCCAAACTCTTTGCAGGAATACCAAGCGTCAAACCCTGAAGAGCTAAAAGGTCAAGAGCCTGAGCTTCTTCTGTGCGAGGGCCAAGCGGCTGAAAAGCCCCCATAACATTAACAGGGGCTTGGCGAGATTTTTCACTAACCTCCAATGACAATGATGGAATTAAACGTGAAAGAAAAGAGCCACCCGAACTAGCATTTGATGAAACAGAACTCCCAGAAGATTTCTGCTTCCTTTTATCAAGTTTTTTTCTTAAATCTTCTTCAAAGCTAGACATTATGGATACCGCTTCCTTAACTCTGTTTTTTCATCATAAGTCATAAGCGACCAATCCTCTTCATCGAAACCAGCATCAATCATAGACTGACTTAAGCCAGAAATGGGGCGCAGAGTCAAACTTCTAGCAGAAAGACCAACAGCAGGAGCAAGTTGATTATAAATATTTGCAGCTTCAGTATAAGCTATATACTTTTCTTCCATAACCTCCTGAACAGCCCTTCTTATAAGGTCTGGCTCGGCTGTCCAATCTCCTGCATATCCACCCAGTTTTCTCATAACCCTTTGCGCGTCAGCTTCAGTCAAAACCCCTGGCCCAACAACCTCAGTTCTAAACATACCAAGAAGCCCTTCTTGGTCGCCAATAGCTGCTCTTGCCGCCAACTGTTGAGGGGTTAAATCTTGGTCAAAGAATGTTTGGAACTTGCTTTTTAGCATGTCTATTTTACCCGAAAAACCACCCTTAAAGTCGTCAAGTTTGTCCAAGAATTTTTGACCACCCCTAAGATGCCCCTCAGTTATTGCAAGCTCCTTTGCGCTCTCCGTTAATTGAGCGACATTCATAACACCCTTACCCATAATTCCAGCAGAGCTGGGCTTGTAAGCAGAAGTGTCAATTTCTGCGCCTGTTGTAATATCAACATATTTGCCAGTTGAGGTATCCAAAACTCCATAAACAAAATCTTTTGGATTGTCTCTACTCTGAAATATTTCCTTATATTTATATCTTGCGCCAGTTCCTGCACCTCGCGCCCTAGCCAAATCAGCCTGAGCTTTCAGCACATCAAGCATAGGCTTTTGCACAGCCTCTTGCTCCGCCGCTCGTAAGGTGGGGAGCATACCAGCAACACCCATTGGGGTAACAGGTCTTAGGTCTGCTGGGTCATAAGACATCATAGGTTGAGCCATACGCTGTGCTTCATAGAAGCGCATAACATCAGGAATGTCCCTAATCCCTTGAGCTAAGGGCTGGGCAAGCTGCTGACCAAGAAGCCCCGCCCCTTGACCTATGCCACGACCAATGGACCGACCAGCACCAACTGCACTAGAGCCAAGACCAAGAAGACCAGAACGAATATCAGATAAAAGAGCCATAATACAACCTATCGACTTGGCCTTGGAATTGGGCCACCTGCAATACTTCCAGACTCAGTGAGAGGGCCGCCTGAGCCAAGGTACGGGCCTCCCAAGCCTCCTAAAAAATCACCAATCGCACCAGTTCCATAGTCAAGTAATGTGCCAGAAAGCGCACCGCCAAGAACATCTCCCATTCCGTAACCAGGCATCGTGTAAACAGGTTTGGTCGTTGTTCCTGTGCCAGAAACTGTTGCGCCCTGAATTAGTTTCAAATACTCATTCAGTGCATTTACATCTTGCTGTTGTTTCAAAAAGTCTTGCTGTGACAGCAAACCTGCAAGAGCAAGTTGATTCTCAATGTTCTGATAACCAAGGCCAGCAATAGCGGGGGCGGCACCTAAGCCAGCCCCCAATGCGCCAATCCCCAACTGACCAAGCTGACCAAGACCTTTTGCGGCGGCCAGTTTTCTTTCGTAATCAGCTTGCTGTGCTTGCAGAATAGCAGGAGCGGCTGCGCTAGTAATTCCAGCACCAAGAGAGCTTCCAAACAAACCGCTTCCAAGCCTTCCACCTTCCGCAAACTGCGATGTGGTTTTTTGTATAGCGGGTGATATCAATGTGTCTAATGCATCCTGAAACGCCTGTGTTGATGTCGTATCAGGCATACCCGCCAAGCTCGTATATATATCTTGGGCAGGAGAGAGAAATGAACCAGCACCACCAAGAAGTTGGGAAACAGCCTCTTGAGACTGTCCAAATAACGGCATCTGCTGTGTCATTTCCAAGCCTTGAGAGATACCTGAAAGCTCCAAAGGAGATAGTTCTTGGAAGGCTCCTAGCTGACCAGATTCATAAAGCTTCTGAGCCTCAGAAACAATTTGCTCATAATTAGGTGCTATGTAATCAGCAGGGTTAACTGTAGTTTGCGCCTGACTTACAGATGGTGACTTTGGTTTAGGTGCCAAAGCACTCCCCACCACCGCACTGGCTACAGCAGGAACTACACTAGACATATCAAATCTCCTTCTCAAAGATTCTGCTGCGTTCTTTATAGCCGCCGAGAGCTTTTCCCCAGCCAGCACGCCCATTTATCAACACTTTACTACAGCCCTTATCTTTTGCCAAGTTTTCTATGTGTTTTGTCATTTCAGCTAACTCTTTCAAATCTCCGCCAGCAAGATGATAAAGAAGGGCTTTGGCTAAACGACTTTCAATAACCTGAGTAACTATCGCGCTATCTTTGCCCATCCATAAATCTGCTTGATTTGTAGCCAACATGTCCCTGATATCATCTATATCAAGCATCCCATCGCTGTACTCTAAGGCATCAACAAGGTATCCCTTAGCTTTTCCCCAGTCTTTGCTTTCCCCTCTGTAAATCATCAGCCTATGATAACGTAACCAAAATCATGGCTCTGCCCGTTGTTTCCAGAGCCGACAACAAAACTGCCATTACTGCGGCTTTTAATCCACGGGTGATTGTGGCTTCCGTCACCGCCAAGGGCAATCAATAATATTATGCTGTTTACGCTGGCCCTTCGGTCATTCACTGTCAGTTCTGTAGTGCCAGAGCTAATCGTGAACTCACCCGTAGAGTTAATCTTGCCCTCCATGATGTTGTTCACCACTTCAGAAATCTGACGAGGTGAACCACCCTCTTTGGGAAGATTGCGGAACTGATTAGCCATTATCTACGGCCCCTAATCTGACCATCAACATCAATACCTTGCACATTTGTCCAGCTTCCGCTCAGGTTCAGGCGAACACGATGGAAACGACCAGAAGAGCGCACAGGGCAGAAGTTGTCAGTATTTAGGGTCGATGCTGCACCAAAAGCAACTTCGGCATTACCAGAGTCTCTAGAGGAAACCTGAGCAGTAACGGTAAGAGTAGAGCCACTATCGTTTTCAATGTATGGAATAATTCCACTTACAAGAGAGCTTCTTCCCGCTTGCAGGTCGAACTCGCCAGTCTCAACAATGGCGTCTAAGTTATCGCCTGTGAAGGTTTGAATCTTTTTATCTTTTGCTCCAGCAAAGAAAAATTCACCGCCCTTGTAAACTGCGGAGTCGAGAGAGCTAGGCAGTGTGTCTAGGTTTGTAGAGATAGTTGCAAGCCCCTCAAGCGTATAGCCAGCCGTAAACAGAGGTGCCATTGCATCTAGTCCGATGCTGGCTGTACTCCAGCCATTTGTTGCGTAGTTGTAAATAAGAAGCTCATCAGGCGTACCATCACCAGAGTCAACACTCGGATAAGACCACACAACAATCTGACGAGAGGGGTCAACAACAGCACTCATACGCGCAGCGTTATTCGATTGAAACCTTTTCAGGAAAAACCTGTTTATCTTCTCTGCTCCAATGGGTTGAGAAGAGTTACCGTCAAATACATAAAAACCATCGTCAGAAAGATAAAATACATTGCGACCAATAGCGGCAACAGAACCAGAAACCTTACAGCCACGTTGCAACTGAACTTTATCAAATTCAAAAACAAGCGGCGAACCAACATACTGTGCGCGTACAATTCCCTTCTCCATTAGGATGGTTGCATATTCACCACCAACAAGACCAGTGACAGCCCCCATATCTGAGATGTCCTGAAAGTCTGCCTGTGTGTCGGGGTCAATAGCCCAACTATCATAATCACCAATCCCAGACCATCGAACACGATACGGCTTTTCACCATCAGTGGTATCATTAGTGTAACCACACATTACAAAATCACGCACAACAGCAATAAACCGTGCTTTAGGTGGGGAGCCGCCTAAATCAGCAAATCGACCACCCCCTGCTGCTGTAATTGTTTGGATAGGGTCACTATAATTAGTGGCAATAACATCTTCACCAAACTGGACAAACCGCCAGACGTAGCCAGTGCCCGTTGAGTAAGATGCGTTAGATGTTTTTGAAATATCGTCAAGACTCGAATCCGTAGCGTCAAATTTGTAAAGAGAGTTTTCATCGCCAACATATATTGCAGCAGAGGCTGAGTCATCCTTTGCAGCAAACATTCCACGGATAAATTTATTTGTTGCCCCAGAAAACGGCAGAACATCAGGAAAGTTTGTATAGCCGTTTGCGGCAGGAACAACATTAGTTGCTACAGTAGCCCCAGCATTTTTATACGGAGGCTGGTCAGGTAAAAATTGTCCTAGCTTAATCATTGCACACCCCAAGTCTCAGAGCCTTCAGAAACAACAGTCCAACTCTCTGTTCCTTCAGATACCTCTGTCCACGTTTCAGAGCCTTCAGAAACAACAGTCCAGATTTCTGTCCCTTCAGACACTTCTGTCCACGTTTCGTTACCTTCGCTAACTATAGACCAGTCTTCGCCCAAAATCTCCACATCTGTTTCTCCAACAGAAATAATAGCAGACAGGGAAGATGCACCATCAAACTTACCGTTTCCAATAGCAGCAATAATGGCCTCAGTAGCAGGAGTTGCAGAACCTATCGCAAGAAGACCACCAGCAGCAGTCATGGTGGCTGGGCCAACAACCAAAGATGCGCCAAACTGTACTCTAATACCATCTGATGTGATTGTAACGGCAACGCTTGGGCTACCCTCACCAAACTGTATTCTTATGCCTTCTGAAGTTACTGTGGACGATGCAGACGGTGTTGAGGCACCAAACTGAATCCTAATGCCAGATGATGATACAGTTGCTGAGACAGACGGTGTAGCCTCACCTTCACGCAGGGCTAACGTATTCCAAAACGCAGCGTCAAGAGCCTGATTAGGTAGTTGCTCTAAGTAACCCCAGTTATCAAGCTGCTCAAGGTTTGGCCCTACAATGTCAGCCATAGCTAAGCTGCCGTAATGTCAATACCTGATGCAGCAATCTTAAAGATGTCACCGTCAGCGATAGTTTTTGATGTGGTTAGCGCAGAGTGGAAAAGAAGGTTGCCACTCGTTGCTGCATCCCATAAGCCGATATGAGTAATCGTTCCAAAAGAACCGCCAGAAGCAGCAGGAAACTCAACGGCACCACTATTAGAAGCAGTACCAGACGAAGCAGCACCGAAAGTAATCGTTTGACGAGCATATCCATTCCCGCTTACTTCTGTGCCCGTTCCAGCGTCTGTGGGGTCGGCAGTGTGCAGTGCAACATAAACATTAGTTGGAGAAGACGTGCTAGACGTTCCAAGAAAGTGGTCGAGAAACTTGTTCTCAAGGTAATCACTCATTGCGCTCATGTCAGTTCTCCGTAATCAGATTTCATTTGAAGTGCAGAGCCAGCTTGTTTGCTCCGTTCTTCTTCGCGCTTAACTTCATCAATAGCCCGTGTAAACAACTGTTCATACACAGTAGTTTTCTGGTCGTCCATCAAATATACACTAGCCGCAGCCAAAGAACCATAAAGATATGCGTCTGGATGACGAGTTAGTATCTCATTGGTAGTATTGCTGTCAGAAAGGTCTGGCACACCTTCTTGATACACAATCTCTGCCGTGTACGATGAGTCAGGCTCTGGAGCAAACTTAATCTCACCACCGATAATAGTATACGCACGAGGCTTACCTTGTGCATTGCTTGCGTACAACTCATCCAGCTTTGCTGGTGTGTAATACTCAAGAACCTCTTTAGGAGATGTGTTTAGCTTAACCAAGCGTATAGAGCGCAGGTCTGTTGGCAAAGAAACGTATGCGTCACCGCTCACAAGAGTAGCCGTAGCTCTTTTCTCCTGACTACGAGCGTTCATCTCACGGGACATGCGAGACTCTGCAAGAGATATAAAATCTGGAATTTGCGTGGTCAAATCATCACGAGCCAAAAAGTTGGCAATAGATGTTTTTAGCTCAGAATAATTTGTGATAGCCATTATACGTTGCCGCCGCCAGTTCTAAAGAACCTGTTGTCATAATCATTCAGCCACTTCTTCCAAGCCTTCGGATTATGCTTTGGTTCACCCAATTCTTTAATAAGCTGATGATACAGAGCCGAAGGTATTTCTGCAACCTTCTGGTGGTGTTTTTGTGTATTACCAATCAGAGAGTCTTGCCTATAGCTGTTTCTCTCTTCCCTGTTACGAGAAAGCATAGCGTCTACGTTCTGCTTACTCTCGTAAATAATCTTGCCATCTTCGTTAAAATGCGCCCACGTTTCCTTACCAGAAAGAGGGTCAGACGTAACAAGTCTCTTCTTCATCTTTCTCCCCGAAAGTAATGGGGGTAGCCGAAGCTACCCCCTGAAGACTTACGACAGGTCGTAAACCGCACCGTGAGCTTTTGGTGCAGATACTTTCAGAGTAAATTCCGTAATGATTTGGAACTTCTCTGAGTCACCCGTTTTAGCCAAATCGTCAACCGTGAAGTTACGGTTGGGAAGTGTACAGATGCTTGCGTAGTCACTGTCGAGCAGATACACGCGGTCATCTGAGGCAAAACGGTCAATGACCACATCAAGCTGACCATAGTCGCTGAGATACAGCGAAACCGACCCAACGATAGCTGCCTCACGAGGAGCAGTATAGTTGATTTGGTTGGTAGCAACTGAACCACTGTTCAGGTCGCTAAAGGTAGCTTTCTTGGCAGGAGAAACAACGAGCATGTTCGGCTGACCACCATCGGTGTAAGCAGCTTGCATGGCGTTATCAATCTGAGCCAAAGTCAGTGCGCGGTTCGTACCAGTCATATCAGGTACGTCTGTGCCATCACCAGTAGCAGCAGAGGTGCCAGAGGCATCATCTACATTGGTAATCCAGCTTGACAGAGTACCAGCTTTGCGCGGGTCAGATGCGCTACGAGCCGTATCTGAGTTCAGATACTTTTCTATGTCGCGGCGCAACTCAAGTCCTTTAAGAACTTTTTGGTATGCGACTTCCGCATCACGCCCCGCCTTATCAACAGCGTCCAGAGTGCCAGAAACTTGTGCATCTTTCTGTGAAATCTGCATGTAGTTTCCGAGGCGAGTCGTAGCTGTCGGGGTTGCGTATGATGCATCAGCACCTTCGTTTTGGTAGTTGGTTGCTACGGCAGCAGCCAATTCTTGTACTTGCCACTCGACAAATACACCGTTACCAGTTTCCTTCCGCAGAGCAGAAAAAATTGGAGTTTCATCTGGGTCGATGCGAGTGATTACATCACTCAGGTCTTCCCGTTCGCCAACTGCGTTGGCTGTAGTAAATTGTGCCATTTTAAGACCTCATTCTCTCTAATAGTACGGCGACAGCATCTTCTTTGCTGCCAGATTTATTTAGGCGTTCAAGTGCCTGTTTCTTACGATTAGCATTAGCTTGAGCTTTGGTCGTTGGTTTGCCTGACTTAGTGACCTTCGGGGCTTTCTTTACTTTCTTTTCAGCTACTGGCTTTTTAGCCATCAACTCATCGTAAAGATATGCCTTGCGAAGTGCCAATACTGCTCGACTATCCGATGTAGCGGCAAGTTCAGCTTCAGAAAAACCTAAGTTGCGTTGAGCATAAGAGATAATAGCTTGCTTCTCTTTTGCTGCAACGTCAGGGTCTTTCCAGTCTGGCAAGGCTTCAAGAAGTTTCTCTTGCTCTCTTACCAAGTGAGCTTGATGCTGTTGCACAAACTCCTGCTGACGTTCTTCCTGTACACGCACCTGTTCAGCTTTTACTTTTTCCATCGCTTCCTTACGGTCACGATAAGCCTCACGTTGGCGCATATACTCCATCGGGTCTTCGCTGTAGAGGTTATCCCAATACTCTTGGGGCTTCTCTTCAGCAGAGCTTAGCTGGCCTTCTAACGATTGCAAAGCCTGAGCATATTGCTCTCGTTGCTGCGCTAGGGCGGCTACCTCTGCTTCTGAGTTCTTACGAATCTCAGCAGCTTCTTGCATCCGCTTTTGTGCAGCCTGCTCCAACTGATAAGATTTGACAAGTTCGTCAGCGGTGACGTTCTTCTCTTCACCATCAATCTTCACAGTGTAGTATTCTGTCTCGTCTTCGACTTCTTCAATCTCAGATACGTCAACGTCATACTCTTCATCATCCTCATAATCCTCATCAGCTTCGGATAGCTCTTGCGCGTCCTCAACCTCAAATTCATCTTCAGATGTCGCCTCAGTTTCTTCGACCTCAACGGCCTCTTCAACTTCGGCTACAGGCTCTTGAGCATCTCCGCTTGCCTCTTCAGGGGCGTTGGTGTTCAAGAGAAGGTCAACAGCTTGACCCTTACTAAGTGACTCTCCAGTTCCTAACAGGGTGCTGGGTTCATCGCTCATTTCGTTTCTCCTCTATAAATCTTTAAGAGCCTAGCTCTATCTTTGCTAAGTTGCCTGTCTCGACAACCTCATTCAAATGGCCTTGCACCACCATTAGTGCTTGGTACATCTGAAATAGCGTTTCTCGTTCATCAGCAGATGACGAGGGATTTTTCCAAGCGTCCAAGTAAGTCTCCTCTAACTTACTAAACGCTTCCAAGATAAGAGGGTCACGAAGCAATGCTTTTGCGCGCTCACCCCTATCCTGTTCCCCCCTTAGTTTCCCTTCATTCATTCACATCTCCTTGTTGCAAAAATATCACACAATGCTTTTTACGCAAGATATTTTATACACGAGGTAGATTTGTTGATGTTTCTATGCCAGAGCGCACCTTTTCTGTACGAAGCTGCATTTCAAACTCAAGCTCTTGGCGACGAAGCTCAAGTTCAGCAGCCATCTTCTCGCGTTTAAGCTGGAACTCCATCTCCATTTTCTGTTGCTCCATCTGCAACTCAGCTTGCATTTTTTGCATTTCAGCAGCCAAAGCAGGGTCTTGCTGCGGCCCAGCCTGTTGAGCAGCCTG